AGTTATTTCATGGCACGCACAGGTGAATTAACCACGCCTGTTAACCTTGACAGATACACAGAGGCACGCCTCAGTAACTGGGTCAAGGGCTTTGAGATAGCAGTTACTAATAAAATCTTTATACCAGCACCTGGGTTTATGTGTGGCACCTGCCCTGTGAACTCATCATGCTATGCCGTGGGTGGAAAAGACTCACACCTTTATCCAGAGATACCTATAGGAGAACCAAATGAATGAAGCGCTATACCAAGTAAATGTAAAGACACCTAAGGGTACTTTACTTAACATCCGTGCAACCTCTGATGCTGAACTAGATGCAGCGCTAGATGGTTTGACACTTCGCATCGCAGCAATCGCTGACCTTGAGTCAAGCATTGATGCTATCTGTGCAGTAAGCAATGCTGGTCTTAAGCCAGAAGTTGTAGGTCACACACCAGTGGCTGCAGTTGCACCTTCATACCCAGCACCAGCAGGTTACAAGCCAGCAGGTCAGGTACCTGATTGTACTTGCGGTGGTGGACCAATGCGCCATGTACCAGCAGGTATTGCTAAGTCAACGGGTCGTCCGTACAAAGCATTTTATGCGTGCCCAAAGCCACAGGGACAGGCTTGCCAGAACAAGGTACCTGCATAAAAAATGCGCTTACTCAGCCGTGCTATTAAGACAGAATCACGAGGGGGTGCAACCCTTCCTGTGGTCTGGCACTCCTTCGCTGCTCAACAAATAGCAATCCGTTACGGCGAGGTGAGCATGATTGCTGGACCGCCAGGGGCAGGCAAGTCAACGCTTGCTTTGTCCTTGGCAGTCCGTGCAAAAGTTCCAACTCTTTACATCTCTGCAGATACACACTCACATACGATGAGCCTTCGTTTGCTTGCACTGCTGACGGGAAAGCAACAAGCAGAAGTAGAACCTCTAATGGAAATGGACAGAGACTGGGCAGCGCAAATGCTCAAGCCTGCTGACCACATTTATTGGGAGTTTGATTCATCACCAACACTTAAGGACATTGAGGATGCAGTACTTGCTACTCGTGAACGACTTGGTGAGGATGTTCGTTTGATTGTGCTTGACAATGCAGTGGATGTAACCATGGATTCGCAAGATGAGTGGGGTGGTTTGCGTACACTGATGAAGGAACTTAAGTGGTGGGCACGGGAGACTGGTGCTGCGGTTGTGGTTTGTCACCACACCTCTGAGGGGGTACCTGGTAACCCTTGCCCACCACAAAAAGCACTACATGGCAAGGTCGCTCAGACTCCGAGTCTGATACTTACAGTCATTAACCAAATCTCTACGATGGGTGTGTGTGCTGTTAAGAATCGTTACGGACCCGCCGATGCTAACGGAAGCACACCAGTGTGGCTTTCGTATGACCCTGCAAGTATGCAGGTACTAGATGTTGGACAACCTTAGGAGATACAAATGGATTGGGATTTATCAGTAATAGAAAATGGTGGCGAGGTACCAGCCAGCGAAGTCGGAGACGAGTTCGTTATTAAGACAGAGCGTTTTAAGACTGACATTGAAACACAAATTAAATTTACACCCCGTGTACTTACATACACCGCTGGTTGGAGGGCACTTGTTTGGAAAAATAAAAAGACTGGTGAGTTCATGGACCTCACGGAAGAACAGTTCGAATCTTACATTGACGGAAGAACTGTTACTTTCACCGCAAAGGATGGAAGCAGTACTAAGCAAGTTGAAGGTACCTCAGGAAGTTAAAGACATCATCATTGCTGAGTTGCCTGGTGTACTTGAACAGGTTAACGAAGCATCGAAACAAATCTATGACCCAAATACTATTTGGCTAGAGGCTATGCAGTTTGCAGATTATGTTGGTCAGTTTGGTAAACATTTACAAGAACATCATGGTCCAGAATGTATTGAGGAAATTGCTGCAAGTTTAGTTACTTTGGCAGATTCTTTTAAAGAGATGGGCGAGAGCGCCCTTAAAGTTATTGATGAGAGCGAGGCTATGGATGGCACACAGTAGTAAAGAAACATTATCTATTGGTTGGTGTGACAATGGTTTGACTGACGGTAAGTTCACCGAAGGTCTGATGTACACCACGATTACTGCACCAACACGCAACATTGGTATTCACAATGCTGTGCGTGTGCAAGGTAATCAGATTGGTCGCCAACGCCAAGCCTTGTTCGACATGTGGGCTGACAGTATTAAGACAGACTGGTTGCTATGGGTTGACTCTGACATCGTGTTAACCCTTGACATCCTTGAACTGTTGTGGAATACAGCAGACAAGATTGCACGCCCAGTTGTATCGGGTGTTTACTTTATCTCTAAGCAGATGGAGTCATCACTCATGCAACCTATGCCTGCCTTGTTTGATGAGACTGACAATGAGTATGAGATTAAGTACAAGCACCCGCTACCTAAGGACCAAGTTATCAAGGTAGATAATGCAGGGCTTGGGCTTACGCTCATGCATAAGTCAGTGGTTCCTGCCTTAAGACAGAAGTTTCCAGGTCAGTCTATGTTTGCAGAGATTGAGAATGTTGGTGAGAAGTTTGTGGGTGAGGACATTGTGTTCTTCCGTAAACTTAAAGCAGCAGGTGTACCTGTACATGCACACACTGGTGCTATCGCAAAGCACATGAAGCGCTTTGCCTACGATGAGAATTACTATGCACTGTACTGGCAAGCAGCACAAGCAGCAGCGAATCAGGAGAACAACAATGGACCACAAGGTTAATAGAAACACAGTAATAATTGCACAAGCAGCAAGGCATACATCAAAAACTGCTGCACTAAAAGCATTACCGCGTACTGGTTCTTGGCGTGCAAAGGTTTACGAGTTTATTAAACTGCAAGGTTTTAATGGAGCAACAGACCAAGAGATAGAATCTTTCTTAAGTCTTAATGGAAATACTGTACGCCCAACTCGCATGACATTATTGAAAGATGGGTTCATTGTTGATTCAGGTCGCACAAGAAAAAACATTAACGATAATGATTGCATCGTATGGATTTCTTCAACAGAGGAAGGCAAATTATTTTAATGGTAACTCAGCAAGCAAGTAACAAACGCAGAGGTGCAGCCTTTGAGATTGACTTAGCCGATTGGCTAATGGAGAACGGGTATAACGCACAGCGCTTACCTCGTGCTGGTCGCAATGACATTGGTGATGTTGCATTACCTACTGACAACGACATCTATGTGATTGAAGCCAAGGCACCACGGCGTGACGGCAAGATAGATTTATCTGGGTGGATTCGTGAGGCTTTAGTTGAGGCTGAGAACTACCGTATTGCTAAGCGATTGAAGATTGCACCAACACCATTGGTAATTATCAAAGCATCTAATAAGGGAATTGAGGATGCGTATGTAGTACAAAGGCTTAGTGATGCTCTTGCAAAACTCTAAGCATGACTTGGGAAAAGTATTAGAACATTACGGCTTTGACATACCTCAAGGCAGACGAGGTTGGGTGACTGTGCGCTGTGCGTTCCACGGTGATAGAGTAAAGTCTGCTCGTCTTAATACAGAAAACGGTGGGTTCAGATGCTTCGGCTGCGACATGGCTGGCGATGTGTACTCAATCATTATGAAGAAAGAAGGAGTGACTTTCAATGAGGCTAAGCAAATCGCAGAGAGAATTACTGGAGAGAGCAACGGAGACTTACGCTCAAAACCTCGGAGAGATTCTTCCGTATCTGGAGAGTCGCGGTATAACAGAGGCAACGGCTCGTATGTTTCGCCTCGGCTTCGTAAAGAATCCTGAGGTTGGACATGAGCCTTACATCGGTAAGTTATCTATCCCATACCTGACACCTGCTGGAACTATTGACATACGCTTTCGTGCCTTAAGTCCTGATGCACCAGGTCCTAAGTACATGTCAAGACCAGGTGCTACGACTCACATCTTTAACATCAATGCACTCAACAAAGATGATGATGCTTTGATTGTATGCGAAGGTGAACTTGACACAGTGGTAGCAACACAGGCTGGGTTTGCTGCAGTTGGTTTACCAGGGGCTAACAACTGGAAACCTTTTTACTCACGAGTACTTGCTGATTGGAACAAAGTAATTCTGCTCTGCGATGGAGACAACGCTGGCAGGGAGATGGCTAAGAATCTAAGTAGAGAACTAGACAATGTATTCCCTGTGTTCATGCCTGAGGGTCAGGATGTTAACGATGTCTACCTAGCAGAAGGGGCAGACGGTTTGCGAAAGCGAGTCGGCGTGCTAACACATGGCTAAAAATTCATCCTTTGATTTAGACTTTGGATACGGGCGTAAAGGTGAGAAGTTAGTTGAAGAACTACTTACCGAAGGCAAGACAATAGAAGTAAAGCGTGACAGAAAATGGAACAAGACAGGTAACCTCTACATAGAAGTTGAGTGTTGGTTTCTTAAGACACAATCATGGGAAGCATCAGGTTTGATGGTGACTGAGGCTGCTTACTGGGCGTTCGTACTTGAGAAGGGTGTGCTGATGGTACCTACTGACCATGTACACTACGCAATAAAGAACTTTGGTAGAGAGATTACCTGCGAGATTCCCCCGAATAAAAGCAAGGGGTATCTCATCACAGTTGATAACTTACTAGAGGCAATGAGGCAATTAAAGAATGAGTGACGAGAAAGATTTACTATGGGAACAGGTCTATAAAGTAGCACGCTTATCTGCTGCTAGATGTACCCGTATTCATAGGCACTTAGTCACGGCTGATGATGTCTACCAACACCTTAACCTTTGGGCACTAGAACATTGGCACAAGATTGAGGAGTGGCATAACCAAGACTCATTGGTATTTAAACTCAAGCGTACATTTAACAACGAGTCACAGAAGTTTGCCGCCAAAGAGCGTGCCTATAAAACTAAGTCAACACCATCGGATGCTTTCTATTACACGCATGACATCTTGCAAGAGTTGCTGAAAGATGTATGGAACTATGAACAGTGGACAGTATCTTCCTCGCCTAAGGATGAGTTCATCTCTACCTCAAGCAAGCCCAACGAGGGAATGAATCGTGAGGCTATGTTAAGTGATGTGTCTTTCGGTCTTAAGAAACTAAATGAACAAGACCAGTTGCTGTTGCAACGCAGGTTCGCAGAGGGAGGCACAGACATAGATGCCCTTGCTGTTGAGTATTCGATTAGTGACGAGGCTGTACGCAAGCGTGTGTCTCGTGCACTTACCAAGTTACAAGAGCGACTCGGTGGTGAGCAACCACAATGGAACAACCGTAGATACCGCCGACCAGATAGGAGTGAAGAATGATACTGACACATGAGTTTAACTGGCGCATGTTTTGTATTGGTATAGTGCACTACAAGAATCTTAAATGCATTGAGGTATACCTCGGTCCACTTGCAGTAGGTATTTGGTGGGGTGTTAAATGATTATTGGTTTAAGTGGATACGCACGCAGTGGTAAGGACAGCACCGCTGAATTGTTATGTCTTAATTACGGATACCGCAGAGTATCTTTTGCTGACCCAATCCGTCATGCACTGATGACACTGAACCCTAAGTTGGATAGCATCACTCGTTTGTCTGAGTATGTGGATGACTATGGTTGGGATGTAGCCAAGCAAAACCCTGAGGTGCGTAGACTTATGCAAGTCTTTGGTACTGAGGTAGGTCGTTCAATGTTTGGCGATGATGTGTGGATTAAGATGGCGCTTCGTGACTTAAGCCATGAAGATAGAGTTGTTATCTCTGATGTGCGTTATCCCAATGAGGCTAATGCAATCAAGCAACTGAGTGGTTCGCTATGGCGTATCAATAGACACAATCACCAGCCAGCCAATGGTCATAAGTCTGAGCACGCTATGGATAACTACATGTTTAGCCATGTCATCTACAACGATGGAACTCTTGATGACTTAAGTGATGAAGTGTTCATGCTTGCTAAGGAATTAAACCTTTAATACATAGAGAAACCCAGCGAGACAGGAGAGAATCGCTGGGTCTTTCTATGCACACCAACCGCTACGCTTCCCCTTCGCAGTGGCTGGTGTGCAAGGTAAACCTATCACCCAAGTTTTGGTTCTGTCAAAGCCCAACCAATCCTTGCTCTAATCTTGTGTCGCATGGGTGGTGTCGTCCCGCCCCATACTCCGTACCTTTCATGGGCTAAGCCCCACTCAAGGCAAGCCATCATAACGGGGCACTCAACACACATCTTCTCAAACATGCGCTCCTCGTCACGAGTGAACAACTCCTGTGCTGGGTAGAAAATCTCTGTGTCTATACCCCTGCAAACTGCCTTGTCCCATAGCCGTTGGTTGTATCTTAAGACATAACCAATCAAGCCCTTGTTGTATCTGTTCTTGCTATGAGTAACGCTGATTACTCTGTGGAACTGTGGCTTCACTCTAACTCCTTCTCAATAGCCTGAATAGTTGAGCAGGGGTATGGAGTTAGTGATTCAGAGTCAGCAGTACACCAAGACTCTGTAACTTCAAACCCTTTAATGATGTAGTTCTTTGGCTTATGCAATTCCACTACTGCACGCAGGGCAGAAAGAAAACTATCTGCGTGCCACTCACCAAGAGAGTTAGAATAATTAGAAGATTCTATTCCTTGATTTACCTTTGCCAATAGTTCTTCGTGTGTCATGTCTTAATACCAACCTTCCGCTAACCAATGGGCGTACGCTCTGCACACTCCACCTGTTTCACCATAGTGTCTGTCAATGTACTTGAGTCCAGCATCTACCTGTCGGTAGCCGTTGGTCGTGGGCTTCAACTTAAGCACACGCCATGTTGAGGGTTTCAGTTGTGCAATACCCATAGCACCGCCATGTTTATTCATAGCCTTTGGTCGCCAGTTAGATTCCTTAGTCCACAATTCATAGAGACATGGATACTGTTCAAGGTTGTCTTGCTGTATCAACTTGTCAATCGCGTAGCGTTGGTAATCGTTCTGATAGTAGGCGATAAGTCTGCCATGTTCGGGCAATACATACTGCCTTGCTGGTGTCTTAAGTACAAAAATAAATCCCAAAATAAGTACTGTAACAATCCATAATCTAGCGTGCGGGTGAATCAGTTTTAAGTTGAGCATCGCGTTCTGCCTCTGCCTTCTCATCTAGGTAGGTGTCAATGGCGCGGTTCGCCAGTTCTCTGAACTTCATCTCGCATGGCGTGCATCTTTCCGCCATGTAGTTCAATGTCTTTGGGTTCTGCACCATGACACCGCAACTTCTGCACTCCATAAGAATCATAACAACACCTTGCTATGTGGCTCGGTGTTATCTAACTTAAGACAGAAATCATTTACTTCATCAAGCCAATCAGGTGATGTAATGAATCTGCCTTCCTTGTCCAGCCATGTCAGTTCGTATCCGTCAAGGTCATCCCAGTGCAGGATAACTCTTACTTCTTCGCCGTCAATGGTGAGGTCAAAGTCCTTGTCGTATGCTGTGGTTGCCTTGCTCATAGCCCCAGCCATAATTGTGTGTGTCATTTGTTTTCTCCTGTCTGTAGTTTGTTTTGGTACTGCTCTAGTATGCCTTGCCAGTAGTCAAAGTCCTCGTTATTTGTGGTGTTATTTCGCTGTGACCTTGCTCTCTTTATTGCGCTGTATGTCTGCTTAAGTTCCGTCTCATTCATCTGTGAGTACTCGTCCCTTAAACTCTGAGGTGATTACTCTTGCTTCGTCCTCGCCTGTAAAAATGTAATTCCAGTCCCAACCTTTAGGGTCGCCGTCATAAGTTTCAATCTCTAATGTGATAAGCCATTTATCTTTCATGTCTTAAGCCCCAATCTCATACGACTCGCACACCATCATGACTACATCATCTAACTTAGCCACGAGGTCTGACAATTCTTGTTGGGTGAGGTGCTTGGTCATGTTGGTTGTGACTGATGACTTCCATACAGTAGCCATTAGTTCTCCTCCTCTGTCTTAAGTACTGATAGCAGTCCCTCAAGGTGGGCTAACGCCTGTTCCTTACGGCGATAGTTTGTGCCCAGCATTTCGTTAGCCTTCTTAAGCGTGCTACCTTTGCTAGTCATCTTCATTCCTGTCTTAAGTTCTAACTTAATCCAAGATACAAGTGAGACAAGAATGTATAAGTCCACGCCTGACCCGCTGGCACTGGTCATGTGTCCGTCCTCGTTGAACTCCATGTGGTTGTGTCCGTTGGTTAATGCTTCAAGTGTTTGCTCTGGTAGTGCCATGTTAGTTTCCCTCCTGTCGTTGTGCGTTGTTGATAGCGTTAATAATCTGTGCGTATGAGGCTGAGTCATAGAAAAAGAAACTCTCTATGTCGTTGCCCAATTTAATTGTGACTGTTATGGTCGCTTGCTTTGCTGTTAGTCTTTGCATTTGTTTCTCCTGTCGTTGTTGGTAGTTATTACTCTGCCACTTGGTGGCATAGCGTGTCAAGCATTTTGTGTGTGGCGTTGGTCACACTATGTCTTAAGGCAGAGGGTATCCAGCGGGACATCCGACTTGCTCTACTAGACATGACTCGGATACATCCCACACACCTAGTGCGTTTGATACTCCGATAATTGCTGTCAGTATTAAGACATAAATAAAGATTGCTCTGACTATCTTGCCTCGTCTTGTTAGTTTCATCGCTTGTACTCCTTCGCATGTTGGCATTGGTTGAGTGGGATAAGGCAGTCTCCGCAGATAGTTTCCATTTTAAAACCCCAAACTTATGAGCCAGTTGGTGAACTCTGGCGAGAAAGCAACCGCAAGGCATACGATTACAGCGGTGCTAATAGCGATTCCAAATAATGTATCGGTGCTCATGTCTTAAGCCTCGCTTTCTGTCTTAAGTGCTAAGTAATGGCGGGCAATCATGTCGAAAGTGGTTGAACCCATGCCGATAAGTAACTGAGAGATAAGCAAAGCGCCCGCCTCGTGTCCGTTCTCGCGTTCGCGCTCTACTACCTCGCTAATGTAGGTTTCAAACTCTGTCTTAAGTCGGTCACTGAGTCCGCTCATGTTGCCCGCTTTTAGTTCTTCCATGTCCATAATTTCGTGGTAAGAATCTGAATCGTTGTCGGTTACTAGCGTGTAATCGGTGGCAAAGTTATCGGCTACGGCAAAAATGTAGTCGGTTTCTTTTATGGTGTAAGTCATTTTTTATTCTCCTGTCTTAAGTAATGAACGGATAGGGTCGCTCACTGTTGGTTGAGTTAGGCTTCCGAATGAATAAGTGGTGTCATTGTCTAGGGTTTGAATCTCTTTAATGTAATTCTTAGAGGTGTACTTCCAAAACTCCTTGAGAGTTTCGAACTTAACAATGGCGTGAGTGCCGTCCTCTTTTACTACATAAAACTTAAGCATTTGTTTCTCCCGTCTTAATACACAAGGCAAGTATTTCCTGCCTTGCTTGTGCCCTAATTGAGTCATGAACTCGCGCCTCCTGTCAAGGGATTAGGGCTGTGTGACTGGTCACACTTTTGCGCTTATGTCTTAAGCACTAATCTTGAGCAACTTCTTCCAAGCCTCGTGCGCTATGTTCTGAGTCTCGTTGAAATCTAATTCGCTGAGTTCTGACTTAAGTAATCGGCGGTTATACGCCTCATCTGCTGAGGCTTGAGTTCCTCTGACCCATAGGGCGATGACTTCATTTCTTAATTCTGCGGGGATAATCTGCATTAAGTCATGAAATGACTCATGTTCGTCTTTCTGTGCCCGTATCTGCTGACTCATGCGCCATGTTGTAGGGGTGCCAAAGCCTCCCTCTTGAGCCTCGTTCCATTGCTTACGGATTGCGTTCATTTCTTTCTCCTGTCTTAAGTCACAAGGTGAGACTCTCTCGCCTTGCTAGTGCCCCCGCTAGGTCTTGAACCTGCGCCCGCTTGAGGTGCGGGGGCTGTTTCTGTCTTAAGCCTCCTTGAACACTTCCTCACATTGGTTGCATGTCACGCCTGATTCAAGGACACCGCGAGAGAGGCGGATTACATTCTCACATTCGCACATTGCCTTGATTAGGTTGGTATTGCGCCCCTTCTTCTTCGCCTGTTCTCCGCCTAGTGCGGTGAGGTCGAAAGCGTTGCTTAGGATGGTGAGGGCTTTCTTCCATCGCTTAGCGCCTAGTTCGGTGAGTTCGGTTGCAGCGTGTCCCTTGCCCTTGATTTCTAGTGTCTTAAGACCTAACGCCTCGGCTTGTGTCTTAAATTTGGCGTTATGGTATTGGTTCGATGAGCAGTCCTCGATTCCATTCATGTGATTAATTGAGTGCGCTACCTCATGCAACAAGGTGCTCAATAGTTCTTCTGGTGTTGTGAAGTGCTCAAGGTTAAACGCGATTTCTGAGAAAGACTCCTCGCCTGTTGTCCACGGTGTGAAAGGTGTGAAATGTCCCTTACGACCCTTGAGGTCGCGGGTCACAAGAAGAGTTGCGCGGGGCGCTCCTGTTTCTGCCTTGATGATTTCATGAGCCTGTTCAAGGGCTTTTGTAATTGTTGAGAGTGCCTCCGCCTTGCTTGTCTTTCCTGTCTTAAGTGCTGTTGTTGCTGTCATTTCTTGTTCTCCTGTCATCGGCTTAAATCCTTGTGACTTAAGCACTAGGAGATTTCTACTCTCATTCCTCGCCATTCTCAACATTTGAGGGGTGTTAGACTGGTCACACTTTCTGAGCGTGGCTGGCATGACTGGTCATCTCGCATAGTGAGACAGGCACACAAGCGCACACAAGCGGGCAAGGCTTCCCCCCCGCGATTTATGGAGGGGCTGTTCTAGTAAAAGCAAAGAAGTGAACTAGACCAAGCAAAGCAAAGCGAGCAAAGCAAAGTGAACAGGGCTAGCAAAATGCAGAGCATGTTTATTAGGGGAGAGAACGACAGTGAACGAACCCAGGGTTTTTAAATCTGCGTGTGTATGTGTATATGTGTATGTACCCACATAAGTTTGATAGCCGAGGGTGGTTCTGACCAGCACTTTTAGTACAGTGGCATAGGTAACAAAAAATACTTTAAAAAAGAATGTCCAAAAAGTGTCCTCTGGACACCTAATACTATAGTGTAGGGCTTCACTATTTACGCCCTACCGCTAAGCATTGGCAGCCCACAGGCTGCCCCTATAATACGCCCTAACCTACGGCTTCCGCCTTGGGGCTACAGCCTACGGTTAGGAAAGGAAATACTGCGAATCTAACATAAAGCGGATTCGCTACTATGCCTATGGAAACTAAAAGAGTTAACTCGCAAACTAAAAATGCGGATGCTATTAAAAAGCAAATTATAGAATTTCTGATGGAGGGGTACTCCGTCCAAAAGGCGATGGATGCTGTCGGTCGGTCCGTCAAGACATACGAATACTACCGTAAGACCGATGAGACATTCCGTACCCAGATAGACAAAGTTCGGTCTATGACCGCCCGTGGGGAACTACAGAGCGGTACCGTTGAGGTACCACCGTTTCCTGAGTTTTCTGAGAAGTACCTAGGTGTAAAAGTCTTTACCCACCAAAAGCATTGGATTGATTTGCTGGAGGGTACCACCCCCTCCGATGTCCACCCTAGTATCATCTATGAGCCTGGGGATAAAGATTTATTAATTGTTAATACTCCCCCTGAGCACGCCAAGTCTACGACCATTACCGTCAACTACGCGCTCTACCAGATTTGCCGTAACCCTAACATCCGTATCTTGGTGGTATCCAAGACTCAGGCTATGGCGCAAAAGTTCCTGCTCTCCATAAAGAACAGACTCACCCATCCTCGTTATCAGGACCTACATCTCGCCTTTGGACCTCCAGGCGGGTTCGAAAAGAATTCTGATTCGTGGAAGCAGGACCTAATTTACTTATCATCCGAGGCTCGTAACTCTGGTGAAAAGGACCCAACAGTTCAGGCTATTGGTATCCGTGGACACATTTATGGTGCCCGTGCTGACTTGATTATCATGGACGACTGTGTTGACCATACCAACGCCCATGAGTACGAGAAGCAGATTGACTGGATTCAATCAGAAGTTATGTCCCGTATTGACAATGACGGAGGCAAGTTACTGGTAGTAGGCACCCGCCTTCGTCCACGCGACTTGTATTCAGAACTGCGCGACCCTATGCGCTACCCTGATGAGACTTCACCATGGACATACTTTGCACAACCTGCGGTCTTGGAATTTAAAGATGAATACAAAGACTGGGTAACGCTTTGGCCAAAAACCAATATGCCTCCCGTCTCAGGTAAAGGTACCCCCGATGAGGATGGACTTTATACCAAGTGGGACGGTGAGGCGCTTTCCAAAAAGCGTGGTCGTATGTCACCGAACCTATGGGCAATGGTTTACCAACAGCAACAAGTTCATGAAGATTCTGCTTTCCCTGCAGCAGCAATCAAGGGTGTCATCAACGGTGCCCGCAACATTGGAATTATTCCTAAGGGTAAGGCAGGTAACCGACATGAAGGCATGGATGGTCTGGTTGTTGTGGCTGGACTGGACCCTGCTATGTCTGGTTATACCGCTGCTGTCTGTATTGCTGTAGACCTAGCAACGCAAAAGCGATACTTGTTAGATGTGTCAAATGTACCTGGTATGAAACCAGATGACATCAGAACTCTCATTAAAGACTGGACTGACAAGTACAGAATTTCTGAGTGGCGTGTTGAGAAAAATGCATTTCAAGCGATGTTGACTCAGGACCGTGAGGTACGGGAATACCTATCGGCTAGAGGTGCAACACTCCGTGAACACCATACAGGACAAAATAAATGGGACACTGATTTTGGTGTTGCATCTCTAACCACTTTATTCCATGGGTATGAAGAAGGAAATAACTTAATTGAATTTCCTTCGACTCACTCGTCAGAAGGTCTTAAGGCTCTTATTGAGCAGTTGGTTACTTGGTACCCAGATGCACCTAAGACACAAAAGACTGACTGCGTGATGGCTTTCTGGTTTACAGAACTTGCAGTGCGTGACCGCATCAATAGCGCAAATGTATTTGCTCGTAATCACAATCGTCAATCCATGTTCCATACACGGTATGACAAATCACAACAAGCAACAATTTCTTTATCCGACTTAATGACAATATAACAAAGGTAGGAGGTGAACATGGCGCTATCTATTGACGAAATCAAAGATACATACGACCGTTATCGCCGTATGTACGATGACCGTGACCAGAGAATGAATCAAGTTCTTTTGGTTCGTCAAGGCAAGATGCGTGATGTCTACCCAGATTTATTCCCCGATGGTCCTTTTGAGAATCCTATCGTTGCGAATATGGTAGATATTGCAGCCCGTGACCTTGCAGAAACAATTGCACCACTGCCTGCGTTTAACTGTAACTCAACATCTATGGTGTCTGAGACAGTTCGTAAGAAGGCTGATAAGCGTGAAGAAATTGTTAACGGCATTGTTGACTTCTCTGATTTACAGTCACAGATGTTTAATGCTGCAGACCGTTATGTAACCTACGGATTTGTACCTGCACAGGTTGAAGTTGATTACGATGCACAGATGCCACGCATCCGTTTCATGGATTCATTGGGTGCATACCCTGTAATTGACCGCTTTGGTCGTTGCATTATGTTCTTCCAACGCATTATGAAGCCAACTCAGGAACTGATGTCTCAATATCCAGAGATTGCACATTTGATTTATGACAAGAATACACAGTCAACAATGTCTGAGGTCGTGCGTTTCCACGATAAAGACCAAGATGTTATCTTCTTGCCACAGCGTAGCAACCTAGTTCTTGACCGCGCTGCTAATCCAATGGGCGAATGTATGATTCGCGTTGTACGCCGACCATCTATTGATGACCAATCACGAGGACAGTTTGACGATGTACTAGCAATTCAGGTTGCCAAGGCTCGTTATGCGCTACTTTCTTTGGAAGCAGCAACCAAATCAGTACAGGCACCTATCGCAATGCCTCAGGATGTACAGGAGTTAGCCCTTGGACCAGATGCAATTATGCGTTCCAGCAAGCCTAACGAAATTCGCCGAGTCCCGCTTGAACTACCTGCAAATACTTTCCAACAGCAGGGTGTTCTTGAAAGCGAACTACGCTTAGGTTCACGCTATCCAGAGACACGCACTGGTAATTCAGATGCTTCTATCATCACAGGTCGTGGTGTGCAGGCGCTTATGGGTGGTTTTGATACACAAATCAAGACAGCACACTCAATGTTTGCCCGTGCATTTACAGAGTTGATGGCTTTAGCACTTAAGACAGATGAAAAAGTTTTTGGCAACCAAGAAAAGACACTAGAAGGTATCTTTAACGGTACGCCGTACAACATTAAGTACAAGCCAGCGCGAGATATTTCTGGCGATTACACAGTTGATGTGCAATATGGATTGATGGCAGGACTTGACCCCAACCGTGCGTTGGTATTTGGTCTACAGGCTCGCGGAGATAAGTTGATTTCCCGCGATTTCCTACGCCGTCAGATGCCATTCAACTTCAATGCAACACAAGAAGAAGAAAAAGTTGAGACAGAAGAATTACGCGATGCAATGAAGCAGGCAATTGCCTCTTATGCACAAGCAATTCCAGCACTTGCATCACAAGGTCAAGACCCATCAGACATTTTGATGAAACTTTCTACCGTAATTAGCGAACGCCAAAAGGGAACAGCAATTGAAGTTGCTATTCAAAAGGCGTGGGCTCCTCAGAATCCCCCTCCTGCTGCTACCCCTGCAGAAGTAAGTCCCGAACAAGGGCAACCAGGTGCGGTTCCAGCAGGTGCGGGGCAAGAACAACTACCTCCAGGCTTATCGCCTACAGGTCGTATGCAAGGAGTGGCAGCGGGACAACTATCACCAGGTGGTCGTCCTGATATTCAATCGCTACTAGCAGGTTTAACCCAACGGGGAGAGCCTAATTTACAGGCATCTCTTATCAAACGCTTACCCGCTTAGGAGGAGGTGAAAAAATATGGCATTTGGAAACCCAGTAAAGCCAAAGAACCAGCCAGGCAAGGCATCAAAGCCTGCTAATCAGGGTGGAAACGCTAAGGCAAATGTGCAGCAACCAACAAAAGGTACAACTCCTAAGGGAGGTAAGCCTAAGGCATCTACAACGATGTTCACAAAGCAACCGTCAGGTACTCGCGGAAGCAAGTAATTCATAATCCTGAGCATGATTTAAAACTGCTCACTTACAAATTAGCGCTCTTATAGCGGAGGAAAACATGGCAGTAGAAGCATCAAAGAACTTTAAAGTCTCAGCCACAGGCGGAGCAGGTAGCGCAGGACAACCAGCACAATATGTTGCAGGCATTGACAGCGCACAAGATTTTCAAGAATTAGAATCATCTGCAAAGATGAACAAGTCAGGTGTAACGCTCCCTCAGGGTCGTAGCGGAATTGCACCTGTGATGCCAGCCGAAGATGTTGTTCCTTTAAACGCAAAGACACAACGCCCTGATGAGCACCCAGCAACTGGTGCTGCCTCAGGACCTGGTGCAGGTAATGAAGTACTGCCATCAACAATGATGCTTGCTGCTCAGAATAATGAAGATGTCGCTAAGTTGGCTGCTGTACTTCCTGTCTATAAGCAGATTGCAGAATCACCACAGGCAACAAACTCAACTCGTAACTATGTCCGCTGGCTTGAATCACAAGTCATGAACGCACAGGTTGCTCAATGAGTTGGACGGATACGCTTGGTAAAGTAACCAAGAATCTTGTTGACTTCACAGGTCTAGGTGGACTTGTTCACGATGTATCTTCATCGTTGTCTAACAATGACCCATGGTATGTAGATGGACTCAATGTCATTAAAGATGTTGGTAAAGTTGCAACTACTCCACTTCGTGGTGCTGTTCAAGGTTTGTTGTATGCAGGTCAAAAGTCTTACGAGGCTGGTGGCTGGGCACGCCAAAAGATTGAGCAGGGAATTCTTGACACCCCGCTTATGTACAATAAGTTTAAGAACGATGGCGAAACTTATGACGAGTACACACAGCGTGTAGCGCAAAACAAAGACAAGATTTCTTTGGGCGAAACAGCGCTATCTGTTTTTTCACCTGGTAAAAATGCTGGAGATAGAAGCGGTTGGTTCCAGAACTGGACTGACAACAACCTACGCTTTATGTCTGCAGGCTTTGACTTGTTCAATCCTGAGGACCGCAAGGTTGCATTTGATAATCAGTACACAGGTAAGTTTCTTTCTGGTATGTCAGATGCTGTTGCTTCAACAGTTATTGACCCACTGACCGTTACTGGTTTCTTGGGTAAAGGTGCAGTCATTGCAAGCAAAGGCTTGCGTTATGAAAACATCAACGGCAAGTTAGCCCGCGCTGTATTTGGAAAGTTTGCTGCCACCAATGACAGTATGGATAACATCCTTACTAAAGCCCTTGCAGAAGAAAAGGGTCAGGCATGGGAAGATATTAACTTCCTTGCTGGCTCAGATGCTGCAGGTCAGGCTGGTTATTGGGCTGACAAGAAGGTAACTAATCCTGATGCAATGGCGTACCTATTTGGTCGCGCTGGTTCACCAGAAGAAGTTGTACAAACTTTCAAGGCTGTACTTGGTAAAGACACTCAGGCAATGGCACAGATTGCAGAGAAAGACCCAGTTGCTGCTATCGCCCTTGACAACATGAATGAAGTTCCACATCCACACAAAGAACTTCTTAGCGGTAATTTGGATGGAGATATTCTTATCTCTCCAGAATACAACAAGGCTATTGGCGCTTATGTTGCTGACCTTGCTGCTACTGACACTCGTTACCGTGCAGCGCTTAATCAAGTTGCTACTGGCGGTACAGAATTTAAGTACGGCTTTGAGCGCGGCTTTGCAAAGGGTGGCGCTATTAAGGCAGCCAAAAAGGAATCAGCACGAACCTTTGGTGAGCCAATAGAAACTATTATTCAAAAAACTTCATTGCATCCACCAATTAGAGTTATTAACTTTTTTAGCGAAGAACGCCCAAGCGGTGTATTTCATGTTAATGATGGCAACTCTTACCGTGAGTTCAATACATTTCTTCGTGAAGTAAATGATTTATCAAAAAACACATTTGGTGAACAAGGTCGTTTTCTTGCTAGTAGATACCTTAATGCACAAACAGAAGGTGACCGTTTAAAAATAATTGCAGAAGCAGAAAATACTGCAATTGCACATTTGTTCCCAGAATATGACCGTGACACTCTTGATAAAATTTATTCTATCTATGACTCTCGCCGTGCTACTGCAATTAAACAGCACAAAGACCAAGGGTTTATTTCGTACTTTGAAGGCGACCATCTGCAACATGCAGTAAGCCTTCCAGTTGTTCGTAGCGAATCAGCAAACATAGTAATCATCGCTGACCTACGCAAGTTAAAGTATGGCATTGATGCACACAAAGAAGTTCTGCCAGGACTACTTAGTGGTATAGATGTTGAAGGCGCTGCCCTTCGCGGTCGCCGTGCTGCTGCAGCACTTGATACTGTTAACGACATATTTAAAACTTCTGTGCTTATGCGCCTTGGTTACACAACTCGTAACCTTGCAGAAGCGCAACTATCTATGTTGGCTAAAGGCTTTGCCCTTCCATCAGTGGTTGCCTCAGGTGGTAAGGATGCGGTTGACCGTTTCTTTACTAACCGCAAAGTTGGATTCTCACGCCTGTCTGACCATGTAAATGTAATGTTAGGTCGCCGTGAGGACCTTGGCACAATGCAAAATGAATTTGCTCAAGAACTTGACAAGTTGCGTTCTATTGACCAGTCAAAGCAAAACCTTGCAAAGGCTGTATCACAACGCATTGATGAGTTGGAAAAGAATCAGATTGCTGGTGCTTTTACTGACAATGAACTTGAGCGCCTTAAGGGTGTACGAGCAGACCTAGAGTCATACACGCTCTACCATGGTTCACCTACACCATTGACAATTGACCCAACTCGCGGTCTTGCTTTGTCTGGCTCACCTAGTGTTGCTAGAGATTATGCAGAGACTGGCAAGACTTATTCAATTGAACAGTACATTCCAACTAAGACAGGTCGCCCTGGTCGTTTAGGTCAAAAGCCAGCGCCATCAAATGCACAAGATTTACCTGTTGGTAAGCGTGCTGATGTACTTAATGAAGCCAACCTTAAACTTCAGTCAGATATGATTGATGCTGTTAACGCTGGCAAAAAAGTTGAGTACAAAGATTCAACTGGCAGATGGCGCAAAGTTAAAAGCATTGACTACAAGACACTTGTTCTTGCTGCTGAAACTGATGAAGCAGAAGTAACTTTATTTGGTAAAGACCGTTGGTCACATCGTCCTATTTTCCGCGTTGATTACAGCAAAGGAAATGTTGAGCCAGTTCGTGTATACGGCAAGCCTGTATATCTAACCAAATGGTCTGACATTCCAGTTGAACTTCGTGAGTCTGCTTTCGGTAATAAAACAGCAAACTATCGTGCATGGATTTCATCAAAGGGTTGGTCAAATCCTGACGACCCAATCTATAAGTACATGCGTGAAAACGGATATGGTCGTGCGGTAGTACTTGATGACCGCAAGGCTGGTGGAGTTTCACACATTGCATTACCTGAGGCTGTTGGTGCTAAGGGCCGCGATGCAGAAGTCAAGCGTTCAATTTCTGAAACCATGAAGAAGCAAGGCGAAGCATGGGATTGGAACATGGCTACAGATTTTGAAGCCAAGTTACAAACTCCAGCAGAACGCCGTGCTGCTCGTAAAGAGTTTATTCGTAAACAACGCTCAGGCGCACGAGATGTTGCAGTCTCACCTTATTACCATGAGGACAATGTTCATGCCATGATTAACAATGGCGTTGAAGATGCTGCAGAAAATCTTGCTCGTTTGTATGCAACATCACATGCACATCTTGATGACATGGCTTCACGCATTGGTGCTCGTATTGATGCAACAGAATCAATGGCTGTTAAACAACGCCTTGGTTATGGTACGCAAATTATTGATGCTAAAGGAAATGTAGAACGCAGATTCAATAATAAATTTGATGCCAATGGTCACTCATACACATTGCCTAAGGTTTTTGAAGGTGCTTCATGGTTCCTTAGTCGTACCTCTGCTGAGCAAACATGGAACGCAATAGTTTCCTCACAGGAGATGGCATTTACTGCAGGCATTGGTTCACGCTCAGTTCGTCTTGTACAACCTAGTGACCCACGCTACTTTGAAGGCTGGGCAAACATTCTTACTTTGCATTTCCGTAATCCTGAAACTGGTCAGATGGACCCAGTTGTTGAAAAGATTATTACAGGCGTAGATGACAATGCAATTCTTAAATGGTTTAAGTCACATGAAGGAAGCCTTTACGCTAACAATACTTACACTCGTGTAGGTTATGGTTATGGTTTTACAGCGATAAAGGGTGGCGAACTTGATGAGGAACTTCTTAAAAAGATTCGTACAGTTCGTGGTGCTGTAAAGGCTTACTTACCAGACCAAGAGACAGCAAATATGCTGATGACTCTTAAAGAATCTGGCAAGCCACTTACTGGTGGAGAAGTACAGAAGTTCCTTATTGAACGCTTTGGCAAGACACCAGAAAACTTGACACCTCTTAACGGTTTGCTTGTAACTACCTCAAAGGAATACAAGGACCAAGAACGCCTTATTGACACAATCAATCGCCGTGTCATGCGTTTCCTTGGCTCACTTCCAGAAGATGTATTTGCTCGTCACCCATTGGCAAGCGCTGTCTATGACCAGCAACTACGCCGTAATGTTGCAGCAATATCAGCAGCAAAAGGTGGAGAACATCTAACCGCCGAAGAACTTAACCGTGCAGTGCGTTCTGCTCGTGAGAAGTCTCGTCAAGAAGTTGAAAAGACTTTGTTTACCATTGTACGCCGTACAGGTGCATCATCTAGCCAGACAATGAAGTTGCTGTTCCCATTCTATGCAGCCTTTGAAAACACAGCACAACGCTGGGGTGGCATGACTGCAGAGAACCCAGCCATTGCTGCTAACGCTGCTCGTACAATCGCACAGGTTGTCAATGGTCAGATGGTTGTTGACAAAGATGGCAATGAGATTAAGGATGCTACAAAGATTGGTGGCAACGCTAACCTCATCGTTCGTGTGCCACAAGCGTTCATTGATTCAGCACCTAAGTCATGGCGACCAATTCTTGAAGATTCATTTAAGAACATTCAGATACCTTTGGCAAGCCTTGATGTTATTACACAGGGTAACCCTGGTAACCCAGGTGTTGGACCATTTGCAGTCTTGCCAGCATACTTGATTCTTAAGCAACAGCCTTCTTTGGAAAATGCTTTGTCAGTATTCTTCCCAGTGGGTGCGCCTCAGAGTGCTAGTGATTTGTTCACACCGCCAGTACTTAAGCGCCTTGGAACTGTGTGGAAGAAGGATGAACTATATGTTCGTACCTTTAATCAGATGCTTCGTTACGAAACATACCGCTACAACAATGGTGAGCGCACAGATGCACCAACAGTTGCAGAGGTAACCTCTCGCACAAACAAGTTCTACTTGCTTCGTGCCTTCCAGTCACTAACGATGCCATTTGCAATTACTCCAGAGGTTGACTTCTACCGTCAGCAGTACCTGCAACTACAACAGAAGTACGCTGACTACACAGAGATTGGTGCCGATGGCAAGCCACACCGTGTAATCGGTAAGGCAGATGCTGAGTTCCTTAAGATGTACCCAGATTACTTTGAGGCAACAGTAAGCCTTTCAAAGAATCCTGGAGGACTTGAGCCTAGCATTGGAACTGTTGGCAACCTTAAGAAGTTCAGCAACCTTATGGCTGATGCAACATCTAAGGGTGACCCAGAGTTAATTGGTTTCCTTGCTAACGATGGTGACAACAAGTACACCTTTAGCCAGGCTGCATACCAATGGATGTATAGCCACGGTGCTGCTCCAGGTGCAGGTTCTAACTATTTACAGAACCGTACTGCTGGTGAGATTGTTACTGAGGCTAATATCAAGAAGGGTTGGACTGAGTTCCAAGCACTTCAAAAGGAAATCACTGCCTACAAAATTCAAAACGGCATTGTTTCTGATACTGACCCAGCCATGAAGAAAATTAACTATGCCAAGCAGCAATGGTTACAGTGGCAGTCTAAGAATAACCTTGACTGGTATTCACAATATGCAGCACCTGACCGCGCTAAGTACGCACGCCGTGCAGAGATTCTTCTCAATGCATCTAAGGATGCAAAGTGGATGGCTCAAAATGGTGGGCGTGCAGTAGTGAAGAACATGGTTCTTTACTTAGATGTTCGTCAACAGTTGCAAACTGAGTTGGATAATAGATACAAGGCAGGCGGTTCACGCAGTCTTACTGCTAAGCAGAACGCAGACCTTGCTTGGGCATTTGACCAATACAGAACACAACTGATTGCGGAATCTCCAGAAACGGAAAGTTTCCTTAATCGTTACTTCGCAAATGATACGGTGGTAATCTAATGAGTAGTGCAGTCCAAAAGGGTGCAGCAGCAATGGGCGATAAAACCGTCAAGGCTGCTACGGATTCTTCTGCAAAGAACACTGGCAACAAAGCACCTAGTATTGCAAGCCTTGCTGCTGGTTACACTGGTCAAACAGGTGCCACAGGTGGTGCAGTATTTACCCCTGCTGAGGCAGACTATGTAGTTCAGACTGTCTATCAGCAACTACTAGGGCGCAATGCTGCTGGTAATGATTACGCCAAGGCATACGCCATCGCTATGAATCAGTCAAGCGATTCAAGTATCTATGCCCGTCAACAGGCTGTAACTAATGCAATTATGAATTCACCTGAGTTTCAGGCTCGTGAAGATAATAAATACTTAGATGCTATCTATAACGCAGTAGCAGCCGATGTTAGAAAGGTTCGTCAGTAATGGCAGATATTTTAACGCAAGGCATAATCAACGGATTAAGCAAAGCCCTTGAGGGCATGGACCCTAATTCGCCAGAGGCAAAGAACCTTCTTGCCATCCTTAGCGGTGCTCAAAAAGTTAGCAATGCTCAGGCTCAGGCTAAGATTGATGAAGCCACTGCAAGAAAAGATACAAACCTTAAGAAGAAGATTGCCAAGTTAAAGTCACAACAGGCTATTGCCAAGGCTAAGGGTCAATCAACAACACAGATTGATTCAGAACTTTCAGATTTGCGTGGACAATTATCTACAACTGCTTCATCAACACCTAGTAAATTTCCTAATGTCAATGGTCAGAAAGACTCTGATGGTGATGGAATCCCTGATGTATCAGATAAGTTTCCTAACTACCCACAGTCATCTGCTACTGCACCAACTGGCGTAGTTGCAAGCAAGCCTGCTAATGTCCCAACAACATCAGGTACTGGCACTGGTACAGGTACTGGTACAGGTGGCAATGTTCCAAGTGCTGACCCTAAGCAGATTTGGATTGATGCACTTACTGCAACTTTCAAGCACGGTATTGATGACCCAGTACAGCAGAAGCAGATAACAGATTTATTTGCTGCAGCCAAGGCTGGCAAGTGGACCGAAGCAACATTCATGGAAGCCCTCAAGAACACCAAGTGGTGGGCAAATACCATGCCAACAATGCGTGACTTCTTCATTCAGTCACATGACCCACGCAACGCTGCAACTTTTGCACAGACAATGCTTAATAAGGTTGATACTGTCAAGGCTGGCATGGAAGCACTGGGAATTAAAATCAATGATATTGACCCAGTAACTGGCAAGGTTATTGATAACACTAAGTCTATTAACGAACTTGCATCATTGGCTTTGCAAAATGGTTGGGATGCTAACCAGATTAGCCAGTACCTTGCCAAGAAGTCAGATGTCATCTTTACTGGCGGTGGGCAGATTGGTAGTTATGTAGACCAGATTAAGCGCCAAGCGCTTAACTATGGTATATCATTAGACAAGAACCAATTGGAAACAATGCAACGCGACTTGCTTAATCCAGCAGATGGTAAAGATGCACAGTGGTATTTAAACAATATCAAGCAAATGTCTATTGATGCTAACCCTGCCTTTGCTGCTTCTCTCAAAGAAGGTCGTACTTTGTACGATGTAACAAGCACATACCGTAATCAGATGGCACAACTACTTGAAGTAGACCCAACTAACATTACATGGAATGACCTCATGGCTAAGGTTCAGAACAAAGATAAGGGAACTGTTAATACCTTTGCTGACTTTACCAAAGCAGTTAAGCAAGACCCACTATGGCAAACCACCAAGAACGCTAAGGAAACCTATAGCAACATGGCTCTAGATTTGATGAAGCAGTTTGGATTTGTAGGATAATGCGCGACCCAGATTACGAATCAAGTTTAAAAACAACCGTTGATGAGCAGTTTAAGATTGCTGCTAAAAAAGCAGATGCTGATGCACAAAAAATAGGCTACGGTGGCAATGTTGGCTCAAGCGTAACTAACCAAGTATCTAATCTTGAGTATGCAAATGCTGGTTTACAAACCACACCTACTGAACCTGCACCAAAAGAAACAGCAGCAGAACGCCTTGCTCGTATTCAAAATGAACGCTTAACTGGTAACGGAACTACTCCTCCATACGAAGCACCAGCAGGAACACACTGGTCTTATATTGCTGGAGAGTGGAAACTTTACAAAGATTTTGGCACAGTCAGTAGTAGCAATGGGAATAATCCTCCATCAAATGGTGGAAATGGAGATAATCCTCCTGCAGGTGGCGGTAATGTTACAACATATACAGCCACAGATGGTACAAAATTTACTGACCAAATGGCGTATGCCACATATCAATCAGGTCTTAATACAGCAAAGACAAACGCTGATTTACTTAAGACACAAACCCGAGGTGCTACAACTACAGCCCTAGAAGATTTCAAAGCAAGTCTTAAGATGGCTGGACTTGATTCATTGGCAGATACTATTGATGGTTACATTAAAGATGATTTAACTGCTGCTCAGATTAAGATTAACCTCATTGGTACACAGGCATACAAAGACCGTTTTCCTGGTATGGATGCATTGCGTGCAAAAGGTTTGGCAGTTAATGAATCAACTTACATTAACATGGAACGCGGGTATGACCAGACATTGCGTGCCTACGGTTTAGATGCCAAAGTGTTAGGAACCACTCAAGCCAAAGGTCAGTGGATTGCTAATGAAGTATCACCTGCTGAGTTTGAGAATCGTGTATCTATCGCTGCTGACAGAGTATCAAAGAATACAGATGTACTTGCAGCACTTCAAAACTATTACAACATCTCAACACCTACAGCAATCACATGGTTACTTGACCCTAAGATTGGCATGGACCTTATTAACAAAGAAGTTCGTGCTGCTGAAATTGGTGCTGCTGCACAAAATGCAGGCTTCAAGAACTTTGGTGCAGGCGTTGCTGAATCATTTGTTAATGCCTCAGGCAAAGAAGATTTAACAACACTTAAGACAGACTTCCAAAAGGCATATCAACTTGCTGGCTCACAGTCAAAACTCGCACAGATTGAAGGCGAGAATTACAACGACATCTCAGCAGTTAAGGCAGTTCTTGCACAAGACCAAGCAGAACTTATGCAGTCACAGAAGCGTGCAGCCCGTGAAGCAGCACGCTTTGGTGGTTCATCTGGTTTAAGTGCTGGTTCACTTAAGACAGAAAGTTCAATATAAAAGAATCCCCACCCTGACCGACTAGCCCAGGGGGGCGTAAAAGACTAGGAGCAATAGCCAACTTGGTTTCCCCGAACCTTGTTTGTGGATTGCGAATACAACTAACAAAGGGAGATAGGTAGATGGCTACCAATTACGAATACGATGACGAAGATGATGACTTTGGCAATGAGCCACAAGATGTCGTCAAGCAACTACGCAAGGTAAATCGCACGCTAGAAAAGCGTTTGAAAGAACTTGAACAAGAAGCGACAACACTTAAGACACAGACTCGTCAGCGTACTGTCAAGGATGTTCTATCAGCAAAGGGTATTAACCCAAAGGTCGCAGCATTTATCCCACAGGATATTGATACTACAGAAGAAGCCGTGTCCGCATGGCTTGCTGAGTATGGCGATGTGTTCGGAGTACAGCAACCAGCAGCAGAGGAAACTCAGGCTAAGGAAACTGCATCCGATGCACAGCGCAGAATCCAGAATGTAATGCAAACAGGTACACCTCCAGGGGTGGACGAAGATGCACTTGCAAAGATATTAAATGCTACATCGGCTGCTGATTTAAGTTCAATCCTCGGCGTTCAAACATTTAATTAAAAACTACCAATCACCAGGAGGTGAACTATGGCATACACAGATACCTCTGCACTCGCAGGGTTAATCAAAACCGCGTATGACCGCTATGTAGAGTTCGCGCTTCGTGCTCAGCCACTGATTCGTTCAGTTGCAGACAAGCGCCCTGCTCAGCAAGCGATGCCAGGTTCAAGCGTTGTATTCTCAATTTACAATGACTTGGCTGCAGCAACATCCGCACTTTCATCAGAAACAACTGACCCAGATGCAGTAGCACTATCAGATGTTTCAACAGTTTCAGTATCACTCGCTGAATACGGAAACGCATCACTTGTAACTCGTAAGTTACAGTTGTTCTCACTATCAGATGTTGACCCTGCAGTAGCAGACATCATCGCGTTCAACATGGCAGACTCTCTAGACAAGATTGCAATGGAAACATTGCGTCAGGGT